GGTGGGCCTGTCCATCCTTGCGTCATCATGGACACCAATCCGCCGGACGATGACCACTGGTGGTTCAAGCTCGCGGAAGAGGATCGGCCGCACAACTACGACTTCTACGATCAGCCCGGTGGGCTGGTGAAGATCATTGAAGGGGAGTCGGTTCGCTACGAGCCGAACCCAGCGGCGGAGAACGTCTTCAACCTACCGCAGGGGTATGGGTACTACCTGAACATGGTGCCCGGGAAGACGGACGACTGGATCAACGTCTTCGTCCTCGGACAGTACGGCACCACTGCTGACGGTAAGCCGGTCTACCCCGAGTACAACGACAAGATTCACGTCGCCTCCGAGGAGCTTATTCCGAACCCAGGGCTGCCGATCTACCTCGGCTGGGACTTCGGCCTCACCCCCGCCTGCATCATCGGCCAGATCAGCCCCAAGGGTCAGTTGCTGATCCTGGACGAGCTCGTCGCCGAGGACATGGGCATTCGCCAGTTCGCGTCCGACATCGTCAAGCCGATGTTGCTGAACAAGTACGGACGCAACTTGCGCTACTCGGTCGGTGACCCGGCCGGCATGAACAGATCGCAGACCGATGAACGCACCTGTTTCCAGGAACTCGTCGAAGCCGGAATCGCTACCGAGCCCGCGAACACCAACGACTTCATCCCACGCCGGGAGTCTGTCGCGTTCTATCTCAACCGGATGTCTTCTGGTGAGCCTGGGTTTCTGCTCTCCCCGACATGCCGGACGCTACGAAAGGGGTTCATCGGTGGGTATCGCTACGAGCGGCTCAAGGTCGCTGGTGAGCGTTACCGGGATCGGCCAGTGAAGGACCGGTTCAGCCATCCGCATGACGCGCTTCAGTACCTGTGCCTGAAAGCACGGGACGGCGGAGGCAGCGTCAGGGCGAAGAAGGTCAGCACAGCATCATCGAAGGGTTGGACCTGATGGCTCTCGGAATCAAACCAGTCTTGGAGGCTGACGTCTCGGTTGAAGGGCCGAGCGACCAGCACTCTGATCTCCTCATGTCCGGCATTGCCGGCCACATCTCAAGCTGCTGGAGTCAGGCCAAGCACGCCAAGCTACAGATTACTGAGCGTCTGTTGAAGTGCGAGCGTCAACGCCGTGGCGAGTACGACCCCGACAAGATGGCTCAGATCCGCGAGACCGGCGGGTCGGACATCTTCATGATGCTCACCGACATCAAGTGTCGGGCCGCGAAGTCATGGATCACAGACGTGATGTTTGCCAGCGGCCAGCGTCCGTTCGATCTTGAGCCGGCGCGTGAGCCCGAGATGCCGCCCGAGCTCCGTCTGTCCATCGTCGATTTCGTGCGCAGCGAAGCCGAGGAGTTCTTGGCAACCGGCGCCGCTATCCACCCGGACGCCTTCCGCAACCGTATGGAGGAAGTGGAAGACCGCATCCGCATGCGCCTGCGCGAGGAGGCCAAGGAGATCGCCGGCCGGATGACCAACGTCATCGCCGACCAGATGGACCAGGGCGGGTTCAAGAAGGCTGCCGAGGAGTTCGTCGACGACTTCGTCACCTTCCCGACTGCCGTGATGAAGGGTCCCTCGGTCCGCAAGAAGAAGCGCCTGACATGGGGTCCTGCCTTCCAGCCGATGATCCTTGCGGACTTCTCGCGTGACGTGGAGCGGGTGTCGCCCTACGACATCTTCCCGTCCCCGTCGAGCTCCGGCCCGAACGACGGCTACCTGATCCAGCGCCACCGCCTGACGGCGAAGGACCTGGAGGCCCTGAAGGGTGTCCCCGGCTACAAAACCGAGGAGATCGATCAAGTCCTGCTGCGCTACGGTAAGAGTGGCTTCCGTTACCACGAGTACGGCGACACCCAGCAGGACGACCTCAAAGGCAAGCCTCTGTCGGCGCTGCACGGTGACATGAACATCGAGGCCCTGGAGTTCTGGGGTCCGGTCATGGGCGATCTGTTGCGCAACTGGGGCATGAAGGATGTGGACGCCACTGCGGTCTACGAGATCAACGGCTGGCAGATCGGCTCGCACACCATCAAGGTCGCGATCAATCCCGATCCCCTGGGCCGGCGCCCCTACGAGATCGCCTGCTGGAGCGAGATCCCTGGCGCCTTCTGGGGTCAGGCTTTGCCGGAGACGATGGCTGACATTCAAGCCATGTGCAACGCAGCGGCCCGCTCGCTGGCGAACAACATGGGCGTGGCCTCTGGCCCCCAGGTTGAGGTTGTGATCGACCGCCTGCCGGACGGCGAGAACGTCACCTCTATCTACCCCTGGAAGATCTGGCAGACGACCTCTGATCGGACGGGTGGTGGTCAGCCTGGGGTGCGGTTCTTCCAGCCGGACATGAAGGCAGCAGAACTCATGGGCGTCTATGCCACGTTCGCGAAACAGGCAGACGAAATCACCGGCATCCCGAACTACATCTACGGCAGCGGCCAAGCCTCCGGCGCTGGGCGCACCGCGTCTGGTTTGTCGATGCTGATGGACAACGCGGCCAAGGGCATCAAGCTCGCGATCTCGCGCATCGACCACGTTGTGACAATGGTTGTGGACCGGTTCTACATCCACAACATGCTGTTCAACCCGGACCCGTACATCAAGGGCGACATGCGCGTCATCGCCAAGGGAACCTCCGGACTGATTGCCAAGGAAGCCATCCAGGCCCGCCGCAACGAGTTCTTGGCCGCTACCGCCAACCCGGTCGATCTTCAGATTGTCGGCCTGGAGGGTCGCGCCTACCTGCTGCGCGAACTTGCCTCCGGCCTGAACATGAACACCGACAAGCTGGTGCCCAGTCCGGAGGAGTTGAAGTTCCGCGCTCAGAAGGCGGAAGTCCAACAGATGCAGCAACAGATGATGCAGATGGGCGGCGGCGACGGAATGCAGCCACCCTCCATGCTGCCCAACAACCCTACGCCTGGGGTTCAACCAAGCTCACCGGAGGCGATGCCGGCCGAGCCCACAGCACCTACTGAGGTCATGTGATGAAGAAGATGATCCCCATGAAGAACGCAGCCCCCGCCAAGAAGGCGTTCAAGCCCTGCGCCGGTTGCAAGACCGCCGCCAAGTGCGCCAAGGCTGGCAAGTGCATGGCGAAGTGAGTCAGTGCTCGCGAAACCAGATCACCGAGTTCTGAACGCCCTCGCCACGTTGCGAGGGAGTCAGGACTTCATTGTCGTCACAGACTGGATTCGCCAGTCCTTGAGCGACCTAGACGTACAAACCCGACACACCAAAGACGAGATTCTCGTTCGTTGGCACCAGGGCGCGGCGCAGGTGCTTGAGGACCTGCTCGACAGAGCCGAGTCCGCTGGCGACGTCATCCGCAAGTCGCGGTGAGGTGAAAGCCTCATGTGGCATTCCGCCACGAAGGGTTCCGGCCCTGTAACCGGAGACAGTGAATACCGACAGATTGCAGTGAACACCGCGAGGCTCACGAAGCATCCTGATCGGCTCACGGAGTATCGATGTCAATACCAAGAGCCGTAGCCGAAGCCGAAGAACGCGCCAATCGGCTACACGAAGAACTGCTGAAACAGCAGGGCGCCGGGCAAACGCCTCCGCCTGCGGAAGCGCCGCCGCCGGAACCTCCGGGTGACGACGATGGCGAGCCGCAGCCGAGGGGCGTCAGTCCTGACCCCAAGACTAGCGACTCGAAGGACGATTCCTACGAACACCGCTTCAAGGTCTTGCAGGGTAAGTACAACTCGGAAGTGCCTCGCCTTGCGCAAGAGAACAAGGATCTGAAGTCGACCCTCAAGTCGCTCCAGGATCAACTGGACGAGTTGAAGTCGAAGCCGGCAGAACCGCTGGTCAAGCCCGAAGAGATCGAAGAGTACGGAGAAGGTCTTGTTAATCTGACCCGTCGCGTTGCTCAAGAAGAGCTCGCGAAAAAGGATGCCCAGATCAGGAAGCTGGAGTCCAAGCTCGAAACCCTCGAAGGCGTGACGACCAAGACGGTCGAGAAGGACTTCTACTCTTTGCTTGCCGCAAAGGTGCCCGAGTGGGAGAAGATCAACGCCGACAAGTCGTTCCACAAGTGGCTCGACGAAGTTGACGAACTGGCTGGCTACCGCCGGCAGGATCTGCTGTCCCAAGCGGAACAGGCCCGCGACGCTGACCGCGTAGCAAAGTTCTTCAAGGCTTTCGAGAAGACATCCAAAAAGCAGGTGGCAGACACCAGCCTTGCGCTTGAAACGCAGGTGGCCCCCAGCGCGAACAGAACTCCTAACGCCCCACCGGCAAAGAAGATCTGGACGCGGCCGGAGATCGCCGAGTTCTACAGGCGAGTGCGGTCCGGACAGGTCAGCGACAAGGACGTGGTTGCCATCGAGTCCGATATTCATGCGGCCTCCATCGAAGGACGAGTTCGATGACCGCAATGTGAACCGAAAGGAAACGAAATGAGTGTTGCAGTTACCTCCGGCTACTACGGTGCCGGTACCACGGACGCCTACAAGGCCACCGCCAAGTTCATCCCCGACATCTGGTCGGGCAAGCTCCAGGTCAAGTTCTACAAGTCGACCGTGTTGGGTGAGATCACCAACAACGACTGGGAAGGCGAGATCAAGGGCCACGGCGACAAGGTCATGATCCGTTCGATCCCCACGATCACGATCAACAACTACACGAAGGGCCTCAACCTGACCAATCAGGTTCCGAGCAGCTCTCCGCTGGAGTTGAACATCGACAAGGGCAAGTACTTTGCCGTCGTGTTGGACGACGTGGACAAGGTCCAGGCCGACGTGAACCTGATGGACATGTTCACGAACGACGCCGCCACGCAGATGAAGATCGCCATCGACGCCGATGTGCTGGGCAGCGTTTACGCTGACGCAGCCACCGGCAACAAGGGCGCCAGCGCCGGCATTCTGTCCGGCGGTCTGAACCTCGGCGCAACCGGCGCTCCCCGCCAGATCACGAGCTCCAACGTCCTGGACATGATCCTGGACATGGGCCTGTGCCTGGACGAGCAGAACGTGCCCGAAGAGGGCCGCTGGCTGGTGCTTC